TATCCCCGGAGGACATGGAGCTTCTCAAAACCCTGCCGCCGGTGGGTGGCGGGCAAGGCGGGCGTTCCTGGCTGGAACCCTTCGATGATCCTGGGCAGCGGCTCTTGGGCGCAGATACCCCCACCGAGGAACTGCTGCGGAAGATACCCGTGGTGCGGCAAGCCTACGGCTTTGTTGACCCCGCCGCCATCCATCAGAGTGAGCCGGTGGCTGGCTTGGGGATTCGGAAAGAGATTTTCCGGGAGTCTCAGAAGTCCCGTGCCAAGGCTGCCGCAATGGAGTGGATGGCCGAGGCACGGGAGACCTTGGGCTTCGGCGAGTTCCGTAACAGGGGCCGGGCCATGAAGGCGCAACTGGCTCCCGGCGCTCCCCAGGGGCCGCTGTCTCGGCAGATTTACGACCTGGTGGAGCACCCGGAACGGTATGTGTTTACCCAGCCCCAGAAAGCCACCATCCTTCGCGGCCAGGGCATGATGAACACGCTGCTGCGGGCGGAGCAGTCCGCCGGGGTGGATGTGGACGAGGTAGCCAACTACTGGGCACGGAGCATCGTTGGCACGTCCAAGCCGGAGCCGCTAATCAAGCGGCTCATTGAGGGCCAGACCATCCGGGCCAGCACCAAGGGCCACACCCGTGGCCGGTTCTACGAGTTTGCCGAGGACACTGCCAGGGCTGGCTACAAGTTGGAGCCTGACCCGCTGGTGGGGCTGACCCGCCGCCTGGAAGCGGGCATTGACGCCATTGCGGACAAAGAGACCGTGAAACGCATCGCCCAGTTGCCGGGGGTTGAGACCCCGACCCAGCGAATGGACCCGGCGCTGATTCAGAATGCCGCAACCGCCCGGCGCACTACCCAGACCGCCCGGTTGCTTAAGGCCGCCACCAACCGGGTAGGACGGGGAGAGCGCCTACCTGCTGCTACCCTCGCCACCATCAAGCGGGCGTTCCCGGCGGAAGGAGCGGAGTTGGAGCGGCTGCGGGGCTTGGCTCCCAGTGCCCCACTAGCCGAGGTGCGGGCGCTGTCCCAGCAGGCCGATTCCCTCATCACCCAGTCCTCCCAGTCCGCCGGAACCGCCGTGTCCCAGCGGGCACGGGCAATGGAACGGGCACGGCTTCCCCGTATGGGTGAGGCCGAGGTGCTGGGCAAGATTGCGCCGAAAGAAATGGTAGACCAGATTGACAAGTGGATTGACTTGCCGGGCCGGTTCCGGCAGCACAGCCCTGGCCCTGTGGGGACGGTGGTTGAAGAAGTGCTGCAACTCTGGCGCAGCACTCTGGTGTCCCTGGACTTGTCCGCTTCCTACATCCAGGGCCAACAGTTGTTCTTCCGCAACCACCCAGCCTGGTGGCGGGCGCAGGTAGCGGCGGTTGGGTCCCTGATTAAAGAGCCGCTGAATTACGTTGCCAAGAACTACAGCACCATTGACGAAGGAATCCAGATGGGGGCCATCACGCCGCCCAGCGAGTTTCTGGTGTCCACGCGGGGCATCTCCGGCTTGCCACGGCGTCTCCCCGTGACAGGAGGGAGGATTGGACTCGTCACTCGCACCAACCGGGCCTTTGAGTGGTTCACTTTCGTGGGCCAGCACGAGCTTTACAAGGCGGCGCGAGGCAACGGGAAGGCCACCGAGGAACTGGTCAGCCTGAGTTCTGCCATCCGCAAAATCATGGGCACGGAGTCCAACGCCATCATGGGCCTCACCCGGCGGCAGAAAACCGTGGAAGCATATTTGGCATTTGCGCCCCGGTTCTACCGCGCCCTGCACGGCACAATCACCCAAGCTTTTACCCCAGGGCTGGGTGGGAACGAGGCCCGGAAAGCCTTGGGAGCTATGATTGCCGGGGCCACTGGGCTGACGATGGCGGTTAACTACGCCACCACGGGCAGGATGCCCAACTACACCGAGGTGGAAAGCGAGACCTGGGGCAAGGCGAAGGTTAACGACTCCTACGTCAGCTTCTACGGGCCGATGCACAGCCTGTTCCGCACCCTGGCGCGGGCCAGCGTCTACTCCGCCCGCAACCAGAAAGAACGGGCCACCAATGCCGTGGGCTACTACTTCAAGTCCAAGGCCAGCCTGCCAGTAAGAGGGGCCGAGACCCTGGCGGAGATTGCGGTCACGGGCGAGTCTAGAACCTTCGACGGCAAGATTGTCAATTTTACGCCGGAGGGGGCATGGAACTTTGCCCAGGATCAAGCCCTGCCTATTGGTGTGGGGCAGGTGACCCAGGATGTGGCCGAGGACAGGCCCGAAGGGGCGATGAACATCGTGGGCCTGAACGCCCAGCCCGCCCTGCGGGAGAACGCCAAGACGTGGGAGAGCAAGGGCAAGTTACCCCCCGATGGAACTAGTCTGAACCAACTCCAGGTGGCGTACCAGCAGGCTGGGGAGAGCAAGATAGTCTCCCAGGCAGCCAAGGATGCTTGGCACAAGTACGAGATGTGGCAGGGTAATGACGCCTACTGGGACGACATCATCAAGAACAAGGTGTCTGGAACAGTGGCGGCGGAGTTCAAGGCGGCTCAGGAGTACCGGAATGGGGGGGGCAAGAAATACTCGCCTCCAGGACGCCGGAAGCAGTTGGCGGCGGCAAACCCGGAGTTGGACGTTTGGCTGGTGGAAGAAGCTCACCGGAACCCTGGACGCTCCTATACGCCGGTGACCACGGAAGGCAAGGCCCGGCAAAAGAAACTGATTGGAGGGCTATGAAACGCCACGTTGACTGGGCAACCTGGGATTTGTTCCTGGTGCTGGGAGTTACATTCCTGGTGTCCCTGGTAGGCATCTCGATTTGCGGCGTCCCGGAGCCGTAGCCGTGGTTGCGGTGGAACAGTCACGCCAGACCCTCCCGTGCGTTAAGTGCGGGCACCTCATATCCATTGAACGGGTGGGAAACGCCATTGTGGTCAAGTCCACCAGCCGGGGATGGGTGCGCTGCGTCGTGTTCCACCTTGAACATTTGACAGGAATCACGAAAAAGGAATAACATCTAACCAAACAACTCAGGCTCCCCAGGCTGAACAAGCCCCCGCAGGCGGATTTGCCGCCCAGCGGGGGTTTTTGTTTTGGAGGCGTATGACAACCCCAGGCATCACCGACCCGGCCTTAGCGCAGCAGCAGGTACAACCCGGTGCCCAACCGCCCGCCCCAGACCCGGCGTTATCCGCCGCTGCGCTGGAGGGCGGTCAGCCGCCTGCCGCCGGTGCTGCGCCGCAGCGAGAGGCCACGCCCCAGGCAACCCCTGGCGGCGAGACTCTGGAACAGCGTGCTCAACGTCTGGAGGCGGAGAACCAGCAGTACCGCCAGGCCCAGGAGCAGTACCGTGAGGCACGGGAGTTCCAAGAAGTAGAAAACGATTCCCGTGTCTGGGCAACCCGTGGGGAGGGTGCGGCACTGGCCCGGCAACTGGTGGAGGCTCAGGGCTTGACCCCCGAAGCGGCCCAGATGGTAGTGGAGGCCCAGCGGCAGTTGGGTCTCGCCAACGCCCGCCTGCACTACTCCGAGGCTGACCGTCTGGCCCGCATGACCGGCGCTCCCCGTGAGGTGCTGGTGACCCTGCCGGACACACGGGCGATGCGGGCCTACGCCGACCAGTGGGGCAAGACCCAGGGGCCGCAGAGCCGGGAACTGAACGAGGTGAAGCAACAGTTGGTTAGGGTCAACCAGGAGTTGGCGGCGCTGAAGCGGGGCCAGGTGCCTGCCCAGACGTTCAACGCGCCTGCGGGCGGTGGCGGCGGAGCGGGAAACCCCTCGGCGGTCTGGGCCGCATACGGCAGGGGCGAGCTTCCTTTCAACGCACAGGTACGAGAGGCCGGGAAAGCCCTCGGCGCAATCTAGCCAGCTTGGTTCCAGAGCAAGGAGATAGACGACATGACTGTAGGCAACACCACCACGGGGTCCCTGACCGACTCGCTGGACACAATCGTAGCCTCCGCAAGGTCCCGCCGGGAGTTTGCCGGGGTAGTCCCCCAACTGGTAGACCGCCAGGACTTGCCCGACGGCACTGGCCTGGACTGGAAGGAAGCCCTGTTCGAGGTGCTGGAGGCCCAGGCAGTGACTGAGAACACCGTGCTGGACAACCCCCAGCAGTACGTGGACTCGGCCATCACCATCCGGCCCCAGATGGTGCAGCTCCAGACCTTCGTCTCCGACAAGGTGCGCCGGAACGTCAACCCCAAGTCCCTGGCCCAGATGGGGAAGCTGCCCGGTGACGCCATGATGCGGAAGCGGGACGAAGATGGTCTGACCGCAATGGACGGTTCCACCACCCAGCTTGGCGCCGCCAACACCCCCGTGGTCACTGGCGACGTGGCGGCCATCCGGTATCGCATCACCTCTAACGCCACCGAGTCGGGGCCGGAGCCGATTTCCAGCGTATTCCACGGCTTCTGCATCAAGGACTTCTACGACGAGCTGGTGGCCGGGTTGGGCACCTATCCCATTCCTGAAGGGGCCACTGCCACCGTGTTCAAGGGCGGGTTCAACCTGCCCATCTGCAACGTGACCATCCACGAGGATGGGAACATTGCGATTGACAGCAACGGCGACGCCAAGAACTTCGTGTTCTCCAAGATGGCGTGGGTGTTGGTCAACGGCATGACCCTCCGCTCCGAGACCCGGCGGGAGCCGCACATCGCGGGCGGCGGCGACAGCCTGTTCCTCACCGACGAGTACGCCTACGGGGAACGGAGCGCGGGCAACTGGTCATTCGAATTAATCGGTGACGCAACGGCGCCATCATAAGCCAAATTATGGGTGTAATCGTGCATCACGATGACGTTGAGCGTCTATAACACCCAGGGTTTGAGACCGGAAAGTGTGCGGATGGAGAGTCCGTCAGTAACAACTTCCGGCTAAAGGAGAACCACAATGCCTCAGAGTGAATTCGGCAAAATCCTGCTGTTCGACGACT